GAAAACTTTAGACTTTAGGTGAATATGAACGACGACACCGAAGACCGCTCCGCCAGACTCATTGAGAGCCTTGGCAATTTGATGGGCGAAAACGAAATTGAAGCGCGTAAATCTATGGGCGACGCTCAATACGAAGAAGTGATTGGTTTTATTCGAGCCAACAACTCTTTGTCTATTGCACAAGCCGCAGTTCACGTTGAACTTGTAAAGTCTTCTTCTTTTTTGCGCAACGCATCTGCGTTGGCAATTCTTGTTGGAACCATCCTTGCAACTGCATGGTCTTTTGTTTCCTGGTTTAGTTAATGGCTGCAAATTTCGGTAAGTTTATTTCGGACTCGGTAAAACCGCCCGAAGTAGATGTATTTGGAATTCTTGGTTACGTTCCCACTGAACGCCAGCAAGTTTTTCATTCAGCCTCAGCCGAGCGGGTAGACGCCATTCTTTATGGTGGTGCTGCCGGTGGTGGTAAGACAGCAGCGTTTCTTATGGACGCGCTTTACAACGCCGCAAACTTTCCGGGCATGAAGATTGGTTGTTTCCGTCGTTCATACCCAGAGTTAGAAGAATCTTTTTTGGCTCAGTTAGCCAAGTGGAATTATGGTCGAGACCTTAATGCCAAGTGGAACTCAACCAACAAAGTTCTCAAATTTGCTAACGGTTCTATAATCAACTTTACCTATGCAGAAAACTTGGTAGACGCCTCCCGAATCCTCGGTGGTGAGTACCAAGCCTTCTACATTGACGAAGCCTCGCAAATGATGCCTGCTGTTATTCAGCACATTGAAGAGCGACTTCGTTCAGGTAGCCGACTTGTTCCGGTCATTGGACTTCGACTTGCCACCAACCCTGGTGGCATTGGTCACAAGTACCTTAAAGACCGTTTCATTAATCCGACTAAGCGTGGTAAGTTTCGCCATGAAGAAAAAGTAGGCGACGGGAAAAACACCCGAAGCGTTGCTTTTATTCAGGCAAAGGTTACAGACAACCCTCACGTTAACGAGGGATACCACGCAGTTCTTGACTCTATTCCTGACCCCCGGCGCCGTGCTGCAATGCGAGACGGTGACTGGGACGCCATGGTGGGTCAGTTCTTTGAGCAGTGGCAATACTCCAAGCACGTCGTTCCTTCTTTCCCTATCCCGAAAGAATGGCCGCGTTACGCTGGTATTGACTATGGCTTCAAAGACCCTTTTGCCGTTGTTTGGGTTGCACTGGACAACGATGGTCGTATGTGGGTGTATCGAGAAATTTGCGTTTCTGGCTACAACTCAGACGAACAAGCCCGACTTATTATTGCCACCGAACAGGGTGCGGGCGAAGCAGAAGTTATTCGAGTTGCCGACCCTTCAATGTGGGGCAGTCGAGGAACACCTCTTTCAATTGCTGACGACTACGGCTTAAACGGCTGTGGAATTATGCCAGCAAACAATGACCGAATTAATGGTTGGGCTAGGGTGCACCAGTACCTAAACGACGCGCCCGCCTGCGAAATGCACCGGTTGCAAGGTTGGGACAAGTGCCCAATGCTTCATGTTTTTGAAGACAAGTGCCCTCAGTTTATTGAGCAAATTCCTGCACTCCCCAGAGATGCGGCAAAGCCCGATGACGCTGTTACTCGCGGCGTTGACGACCACATTGCTGACGCACTGCGTTATGTGTGTATGTACGCTGGTGTTTATGCTCGACCCGTAATTTACGGTGATGACACATCGATTTTCAAGACGCGTGTTCCTGATACAATGGTTATTGTAAAAGAAGACGAGGCCCCTCCACTGAGGCAACCAAACTTTGGTGGTCTTTATGTTGGAGATTTTGGGCTTAGTCCCTTTTAAAGAAAGATAACCAGATGGCTATTACATCTTTTAGAAGGGGTCTCGAGGAGGCCGCAAACACCTTCGATGAAATCTTAGAGGCTCGACCCAAGAGCAGCCCCAAGCGTGCCGGCTATGCAACCGGTGTGCCTATTGGCGGCTCAACAGAAGTCAACCCCGGAGAAAACGTAACGGCTGGTACGCTTGACCGTTCTACGTTTATGCAACAGTTGTTGCAGGCTTACCTTGCGTGCCCATGGTCGTCAGCCGCTATTGACACTATTGCTCGCACCGCAACCGCCGGTGGTCTTGAAGTATCTTACGAAGGCGGCATGACTGGCCCCACAAAGACTCCAAATGCCCCTGAAGAAGTCAAGCGAATTCAAGAACTTTTAAAGTATGTAAACCCAAGTGACGACATTCGCCAGTTAATGCGACAAATCATTACTGACTTGTTGATTTTTGGCGACTCGTTTACTGAGGTTGTTTGGGTTATGGGCGAGCCAGTGGCTTTGTACCCGCTTGACCCCAACACAATGACTGTTCTTGCTGATGAGCACGGTGTTATTAACGGGTACTACCAAAAGACCCCGACAAACCGTGAAGCGCGATTCAAGCGTCACGAAGTTATTCACGTGAAGTTTGACTCCCCAGGTGCAACGCTGTATGGCGTTTCTCCTACACAGAAGAATATTCTTCCTATTACTTCGTGGCTTTTTACTGCTGCTCTTGTCAAAGAGACAATGAAGCGCGGTGACCCCTTGCGTGCCCACGTTGACTGGCCTATCGCTTTGCCTGAAGCAGAGATGAAGAAACTCCAGCAACAGTACGCAATCCGAAATCTGGGTGCTAGGAACATTGGTAATTTGTTTGAAACCAAGGGTGGCGCGGTCGTCACCGAAATGGGAACAAACCAAATTAGTAATTGGCTGAACACCCTACAGCAGCGCCGTGATGAGATTCTTTCTGGTTACGGTGTACCTCCATCAAAGGTCGGCGTCATTGAAGCCGGTAACCTTGGCGGTGGTACGGGAACTCAACAAGACAAGACTTTCCGTGTAAACACGGTTGGCCCTATTCAGGAACTTGTCCTTGAAAAGTTTTCGTTTGCTCTTTTGTATCAGGCACACGGAATTACCGACTGGACTCTTAAGTTCGGTGTTGTTGACTGGCGAGACGACGAAGTTATTGAACTTATTCGTGACCAGCGCATTCGCAACGGTACCTGGACTCTTAACAAGGCACGTTCGGACATTGGTGAACCACCAGTGGACGGCGGTGACAACCCGCTTCTCGTTGACCGTCAGAACATGGTTCTGTGGTCTGACCTCGAGCAACTTTCGGCTGCAAACCTTGCAGTTGTAAAGGCTCAGGGAAGCCCAGTCAATATGCCCCAGCCTCCCAACACTAACCCTGGCGCTCCCGCTGGTGCTGGTGCAAAAACCCCCAAGTCTGCGGTAAGCCCTTCATCGGCAAAGCCAAAGACAAGTCAAACGCCGGCAACTCTTGACGCGCCCAAAGCGCCTTCAGGAACCGAAGCATATTTGCAAGAGGATGACGAAAATGGCGGATAACCCCCAGCAACCTATTATGATAAACGGGCAAGTTTTTTACAGCGAAGGCCAGCCGGTATATCCGTTTCTTGGTCTTACCGCCGCTAAAGCGGCAGCATTGGTCGCCAAAGAAGTAGGATAATATGGGCCAGTACCCATCGCCAAGGGTTTATCACGCTGGCTACATGGGGCAAGCGGGTGCGTTTGCAGTGCACTCTCAATATCCTGCTGGTTCTCAAACGTACGCTCAGTTGCTTGCAGAACGTAATAACCTTATTGCAGCCCGAGCGGCCAAAGGCTATTATCACAAAACCTCTGCCGCAGTGTCCAAGGCTCGCAATCATCAAAGCGTAGTCTTCCGAGGCAACCTTGCCCGTAACCGTATTTACGGTATGTACTACTTAGCCTCCATTAAGCAGCACGCTGCTGGTGTGAAAATTGTTAATTTTCGACAAAAGGCTAAAATTAAAAAGCCCTCTATCAACGGGCGTTACAAAAAATTTAGTGGTGAACTTGCACCGGGCAGATTTCTTCAGCGAACTGCTTGGGGTAATGCAAAAAAGCCAAGTTTTAAAAACAGAATCAAACCACGCTCTAGGCGATTTCGTACCGTTAAAAAATGGCGCGGACATGGCAAGCGATTTGTTCCTCTGTAACATCATTATTCACCAAGGTAAAAATCATGGCAGACGGCTTTTCGCCTCCTCAACAAGTACGAGCAAACGCAACGCGTTCTCTTGAACTACGTAGAAAACATGGCCGTGGTATGACGGCGGTTGGCGTTGCGCGTGCTCGAGACCTGTCTAATGGCAAGCACATATCTGCTGACACCATTAAGCGTATGCATTCGTACTTTGCTCGCCATGAGGTTGACAAGAAGGGCAAAGACTGGGCAAACCAGTCCAACCCATCTGCCGGCTACATTGCGTGGCTTGGCTGGGGTGGAGACGCCGGACGTTCTTGGGTTAATGGGATTATAAAGAAACTTGACACCAAAGAATCTCAGGAGAACTCAACTATGGCTTCAACCAAGGCCGCTGTAATCAAGGGCATTTTTCTAAAGCCTGGCGTTTCCAAGAACCGCCGACTTTACACAAAGGGCAACATTGCTAAGGCCGTTCAGCGCATGAACGAGCACTTGGCTAAGGGTGACGGAATGCCACTAAACATGGCTACAAGTCACGCTGCCGCCTTCAAGGACGATGCTACATCAACCGTAGGTCGCATTACCGCCGTTAGTCTTTTGCCCGATGGCTCCGCCTCGTTTGAAGCAGAGATTGCCAATACCGCTCATGGTCGCGACGTTGCCAACCTTGCCGCTGGTAAGTTTATCAAGGGTGTTTCTATTCGTGGTCAGTGGATGGGTGAGCCTCGCGCTACCGTTCACAGTGATGGCGAAGAAGCAACTACCGCCGACGACCTTGAAATTCACGGCATTGACTTTACCAACAGCCCTGGTGTTGAAGGTGCGGAAATTCAGTACGCAAACCTTTCCGAATCGTATAACCGTCTTGCAATTTTTGAGTCTGTAGAAGACGTCGAAATTGTTGAGAAGTTTGAGCCGGTAGTAGACACTGAAGAGATTATCCGCAACGCTGTTGAGTCCGCTCTTGAAGAACTGGCCGAGGCCAAGGACCCTAAGAAGCCATACGGTGACGTTACTTACGCCGACCCTGGTTATCAAAAGGACAAGAAGAAGCGTTACCCAATTAACGGTGCTGGACATGTTCGTGCCGCTTGGTCTTACATCAATCAGCCTGACAACGCAAACCTTTACACCGCGGCTCAACTTGCTCGAATTAAGTCTCGAATTAAATCTGCCGCTAAGAAGTTTGGCGTAAACATTGTTAGCGAACACGCAAACCTTGTTGCCGACTTTCAGGAAATCCTTGAGGCGTATGCTTCAATTGCTCTTGTCAACGACGACGACAGCATCAGCATCACCGGGTACGCAACAGACCCTCACCAGTTGAAGGTTGTTGCCAACCGAATCGCGTTTGGCGCTATTGCCGCTATGCACGCAATTGACCCCGACGATGACGGTGACATTTACCTTTCTAAGCCTGACTGGTCACAGGTTGATGCCACCGGCGACGCTAGCGGCATGGGACCAGAGGATGATGACATGATGACAACTGCATCTGGAGCCAGCGGTGCTGGTGCCGATGACAATAACATGGAATGCGCAGCCTGCGGCACTGAATGTGCCGAAGATGCAATTTTCTGCCACAAGTGCGGCACAATCGTACCTGCAAGTCCTGTGGACTTTGATGGTTGCGATGGCTGTGGAATGTCTATTCCGCAAGACGCCATGTACTGCTCAACCTGTGGCAAACCTGTATCACAGGCAGAGTCGAGCGACGATGCCCTTAACCAAACAGAGGAGGAAGTCATTATGACTGACGACCAGACTACTGCTGAGGCCCCGGCTGAGGAAATTGCGCTCGAATCGACCGCTACCCGAACGCTGACCGACGCAGACCTTAAGGCAATGGCGGCTATTTTTGCCACAATACTTAAGCCAGTTGAATCAACACCCGAAGAAGTAGCCGCTGAGGTTGCCCCCGAGGAAGAGGCCGCAGAGGCCCCCGCCGAGGAAGAGGCCGAAGTTGCTGCTGAAGAATCCATCGAATCACAGGAGAACACCGTGAGCGAAAATCTTTTCACCGCTGAACAAGTTCAGGCAATGATTGCGGAGGCCGCCAAGTCGGCTGCTGAAGCCGCTGTTGCTGAAACAAAGAAGAGCGCCGTTGAGGCATACCGTAACGGTGGGGCAACCTTCCGTAAGGGCTATGTCAGCGGCAGTTCAACCGGAAACGACGCCTCTGACCTGTCAGAGTCGGAGGAACTGGACCCTCGTAAGTTGTCAGAAATGACTTCTTCGGCGTTCCGCAAGGTCCAGGCAGAGACATGGGGCTCGACTCCATTCTTTGCGCACAAGTTTGCACAAGCCGACCGCGGCTTCTAAGCAAAGTATTACCAACCCCCTATCCAAAATATTTAAGGAGAATTAGCCATGGCTAACGATTTGGAAGAGGCCCTTACTGCCGCGGGTGCTGCTGCACTCGTACAGAAGCAGATTGACCCAGTTTTGCTTGAGTACCAGCGCCGTTATGCGCCACTGGTTCGCTCGCTGCCTACGGTCAAGTGGGGCTCCACTGTTTACTACTTCAACAAGCGCACTAACCTGCCTACCGGTGGATTCGTTTCCGACGGTGGCGCTCGTAGCGTTACTGTTTCTAACTACGCCCAGGAGAACTTTCAGATTCGTCTGCTCCAGAGCGTTGGTGCTGTTACAGGTTACTCGCAGGCTGTTACCGCAGACCTGATTGGCGACCTCCGCGCCCGTGAAATCGAGGGTGCTGCCCGCGGTCTTTACTGGGACATGGAAACGGCTATCATTTGGGGTGCCGAGGCTCCCACAACTGCTGGTCCGTACCCTCAGTTCGACGGTCTTGACGTCATCTGTGCTTCGTTCACATCTGCTTCGACCGGTGGCCCTTCGCAGGGTATTGGTGGCGGTACAATCGACAACTACGGTGGTGCCTCTGGCTCGACTGGTTGGGCTGGCGCTTCGTACAACCCATGGACTGACGGTGTTGACCAAAACGCCATCAACATGGCTGGTGGGAACCTTGCTCTTGGTTCGCTTGACCTTCTCATCGACCTCGTGGAAAGCAACGTTGCCGAGCCCGTGGAGAACTCCGAATGGATGTTCCTCATGTCGCCCGCTGCCAACAGCCGCCTTTCGCAGTTGCTTGTCAACCAGCAGCGTTTCGTTGACCAGGTTGAGATTGCTTCGGGTCTGATTGTTCCCACCTACCGTGGCGTTCCCATTGTCAAGTCTTCGTTCTTGGCTCCTCGTACCAACAAGATGGGCGCAGTCACAACGACTATTTCCGGAATCACTGGTACTTTGAACGGTACCTACGGTTACGTTGTGGCTCCCGTCATTGCTCGTTTTGGTGAAATCCAGGGCTCGACTGCTGCTTCTGCCGCTCCTTCGACCGGTGGTGTTAAGTTGTCTTTCTCGACCCCCACGGGTCCTGAAGGTTCGCAGCCTACGCACTACAAGGTTTACCGCACCGCCGCTGGTGGCTCGCAGAGCGTGAACACCAACTTTACCCTTATCGGTATGGTTGACGCGTTCTACACCGACAGCACTGGTAACATTTGGCCTACAACCGTCATCACCGACACAGGCTCTGCCCTTGTCCCCAACGACGGTACGCACGCTATTGGCACCGCTCCCACCTCGTACTACTACGCCAACCCGGGTCTTAACCCGCTGACGTCTAACGGCGAGCAGAGCATCTACCTCATGTCACGTGACCCGAACTACATTGTTCGTCCTCACGTTCGTGAGATGCAGCCTGTCAACGTGTTCCCGACCACTGCTTCGCCCGACAGCCTGCCGTTCGCCTTTGTTGCGGACACCACGCTCGCCGTTCGTGCTCCAAAGTACATTGGTCGCTTGGCCAACGTTCGTGCCGCTCTCGACAGCACTTCTGGTAACGGTTACACGCCGACCAACACGTCGTACACGCCTAACTTCATCGTTGACTAATCTAGTCAATTGGTTGCTTAGGTTTAAGTAGCACACATTTTCAACATGGCGGGCGGGGCCCCTCGTTCCTCCCCCGCCCGCCATGTTGGATTTATCGAAAGGTTTTGAAATGGTTTTGTTAGCAAAGAAAGAACTAGGCGGCGCTGCCGGCTACGTTTGGGACAAAGTTGGTGACGAGGGTGCTTTAGAAATTCACCCACGACTTGCTCAAGAACTCCTCTCAATTCCCGGAGAACTTTTTTACGTTGTCGAAAAGGCAGTAAATAAAGTTGAAGAAGTATTTACGGAAGTGGTCGAAAAGGCCCCCGTTAAGAAGACGGCACCCAAGGCACCTGTCGTTGAAGAAAAGGTCGGAGACGACCTCTCAGACGCCTTACAAACAGCATCATCAACCAAGCGACGCACGAAGGAATAGGTCATCATGGCAAATAACGGGTCACAATATTCGGACCCCGTTGCTCTTGCCACGGTAGCCGATTTCTCAAAGCGTTACCCAGAGTTGGTGGTTGATTTAGACCCAACGACTATTGCAGATATTCTTGTTGAAGCCACGGCTCACCTTGAAGATATTACTGGTCGTCGTCTGGCTCCATTTACGGGCCACATTTATCAAGACCGTCTCTTTGGAATCGACCCCGTAGAGTACGGCAATAACGCAGACATGCCTATGGACATTTATGGTTCATTGGGTATGTCACAGGCTATTGCCCTTGGTGCTTCAACACTTGTTCGCCACTTTTGGCTTGACCAGTGCGCACCGGCATACCCTGAACTATGGACATACAACATTCAGTCCATGAAGATTTTTCGCACATACGGTGACTACCAGCCCATTGACTTTCTTCACGGCGGCGTTCGCGGCCCTGACGTTACTGACGGGCACGTATGGATTCGCTTGGGAACTTTTGCTCCCGAGGGAAGCCGTATTGAAGTCATCTATGACGGCGGCTACACAAACGGCATTCCGGCATCACTTCGACGCGCCTGCCTTTTCCAAGCCGCCAAATTCATCATGCTCGAGTTTGAACCACAGACTCGTCGAGAGATGAACCTTGATGAAATTGAAAAGCAAATTGACAAGTTGATTGGCCCCTGGGTCCGCGGCTAATGACTGTTGGCGCAAGAGCAAATGGTCAAAAGGGCGCATTTGGCGGCTCAGCCCCAAAGAAACTTCAGTACGGAAACGCAAACGCATCTAAAGTTGCTGAAACGGCTTTTCGTGAAGTTGCTGCTCGTTTAGAACTTATCAAGATTCACCTTGAAGACCCAGAGCCCGCATTTAACGCAATGGCGGCTGAGTTCGGTTTGATGGAAGCAGACCGCTTTCTTCACGATGGTTATTCCAGCACATTTGGTGGAAAAGTTTGGCAGCCAACTGACAAGAAAACTATTGCTAAAAGAAAATCTGAGGGTGGAAACCCTCAAGACCAGACTCTTTTAAACTTTGGTTATCTCGCTCGAGCCGCCTCTAACCCAGAGTTGAGTTACGTTGGCAACAAAGCAGTCAAACTTATAATTGACCCGCGCCGAGAAGGCGGAAACGAAAAGTATAGCCGTGGCAAAAACTACGGCGTTTTTGCGCAACTTGGTATGGGCAATAATCCTCGACGTCCCTTTGTTGAGATGACACCTAAGTTTGTAAAAATGGCAAATGAAATTCTTCGGTTTTACGTTCTTTACGGAACCGCAGAAGAAATCAAAAAAGAACAAATTAAAGTTCCTTCAAACTCTTGGCTTATGCAGTCAACCAAAGAAGATTTGCGCAAATTTGAAAAGCGAATGGAACGCAAAAAGGCTGGCATGATGCCATTTGGCGCAAGTCACATCATTCAGCAAGAAGGCGTTAAGCCCTACAAGCGCCAAACAACAACAGTTGGCGGCAAATCACTTGGTAAGAGGGGCTCCTAATGGCTACAAAGCAATGGTGGACCGAATGGTCAACGCAGGACATTGGCGATGCCTTTGGCCCTGTATACGGTGGTCACACAGTTCAAGAAGCGTTTTATAACACTCTTCAAACTTGGCTCCCCACATACATTGCTGAATTCAACCGCGCACTTGGTAGCAACGTTTTGATGGTGCCTTTTGAGTACCGTCACCGTCCCGAGTATCGCACGCTTCCCAAGAATTCCTCGGCGGCTATTTTAGTTACCGTTCCCGGAACCGCTGGTCAACCAGAAATTTTTCAGAACAATGTTCGTGCGCATTTTCACGTTGACGTAATGGTCTACATTTACGGTTCAATTGACTGGCAAGAAACAGAGGCGCTTACGCAGGCTTATGCCGCGTGCCTCCGAACTTGCATGGTTCAAAATCGCGCACTTGGCGGTATTGCTGAAACAACCATTTGGCTGGGCGAAGAATACCTTGAAGGTGAGCACAGTTCTACTCGAACAACCGGTGTATCGCACATTCGTTTTCTTGTTACCATTGCCAACGTAATGAACATCTACGGTGGCGTTGCAACTCCATCAGTTGCTGCTCCGGCAGCCGTGCCAGTGTCTCAGACCAAAAATATCACTGTGCAGAAAGAATCGCTATGAATCAAATCACAATTCTTATCCAGTCGGACTATGTAGTTTATGACGACTTGGGGCAACCAATGGCGCAGGGAGAAATCCATGTGGTCAACGACACGCCGGTTATTGAGGACCTTATCTCAAATGGTCACGCCAGCCTAGTTCCCGATGTAACGCCTCCGGTCGTTGCAGAAGAAGTAGCGCCAAAGGCCGCAACACAAACCAAAAATTCTAAGAATCAGGAAACTGTTTCTACTAGCCCAACAGGAGAAATCTAATGGCTCAAGCCCCCGGTGTTAATATCACGGTGACAAGCAACACATCCAATGTCTCAGTCCAGAACCCTACGGGTACCTGGTTTGCGCTTGGAGTCGCTGCGGGTCCCGCAAACATCCCAGTTCCAATTCAGTCAATGAATGACTTCAACTCTGTTTTTGGTCAAATTGTTAACGGTCAAATTACTGGTCGTTACTCATTGCCCAACATGAACAGCACGGCTCTTTACGACGCCCTTGATGTGTACTTCCGCGAAGGTGGTATGCAGGCATTTGTGGTGCGCGTTCAGCCCGCATCAACCGGTGTTGCCGCCACATCTGGCTCCGCTGGTGGCGTTTGGACTCTTACCGCTGGCGGTAAGGGCACATGGGCCAACTCCTCGGGCGCATCTGCGGCTGGTGTTATCCTTACCGTAAACTTTATTTCGGCTGGTAACTACAGCGCAACCATTGCCTATAACGGTGTTACCAACGCTTCGATTACTGGTCTTTCGAGCGACACTGATGTTATCAACTGGGTGAACTCGCTGCCCTTGTATCAGGGCCTTGTGACCGCTTCTGCCGTTACCCCCAACCCCGCTACCGTCACAGCAGCCTCGGCTACTGGTGGCGTGGTTACATACACCGCTGTCAACTCTTTCTCCGCTGGTCAGACAGTTACTATTGCTGGTCTTTCAACTGCGGCATTCAACCTTTCAAACGTTGTAATTGCAACCGCTAGCGGCACTCAGTTCACAGTGACCAACGCTGCAACTGGTACTGCTGTCACCGGCGCCTCGGCTACCGCTACGCTGATTTCTTCACTGCCCACAACCACTGTTACGCCTTTGACCGTGTACATGACTGGTGGCACTGACGTTGCAGTTGCAGACACTGACGTTACAGCCGCGCTTGCTTCGATTACTGAAGCGTATGGTCCCGGCCAGGTTTCGTACCCCGGCAACACAAACGCTGCCATGTACGTTAGCCTTGCTAACCACGCTGCAAATAACAACCGCGTTGCCCTCTTGGATGCCCCTAACTCGGCTACAGCCGCCACACTGGTTTCGACAGTTACAACATTCCAAACAAACGTTGCCGTGGTTGACCCTTCATACGCCGCTTTCTTTGGTCCTTGGCTTTTGACCCCTGGCACGGTAAACACCAACCCTTCGACAACCAACCCATATGCGTTTACGCGCACAGTTGCTCCAGTTGCCTTGGCCGCTGCCAAGATTGCTCAGAATGACGCCGGACACGATGCCAACGTTCCTGCTGCTGGCATTACGGGCGGAAACGCCACTTACGTGACTGGCCTTACGCAGTTGTACGGTTCGTCTGACCGCGCAACACTCAATGCCGCTGGCGTCAACGTTATCCGTAACGTGGCAAACGTTGGCACAATTTGCATCTACGGATTCCGTTCTGCTGCTGTGAACCCCGCTTGGATTTACTTCAACAACGTTCGTTTCCGTATGCAGGTTGTTTCGCAGTTTGACGCCATTGCCGAAGGATTCGTCTTTCAGGAAATTGACGCCAAGGGCCAATTGTTTGGCAAGTTGGCCGGTGCGCTTGGCGCTCAATGCCAGGCTTATTGGTTGCGCGGAAGCCTTTATGGCGCCACCGCTGGTTCGGCATACGTTGTGAACACTGGTCCTACGGTCAACACTCCCGCCACAATTCAGGCCGGTCAGGTCAATGCAGTTGTTAGCCTCAAAATGTCACCCTTTGGTGAATTCGTTAACATCAGCATTGTTAAGTACGCCGTCACTGCAACGCTTCCTCAATAACTAGAACTAGACACTAAGGAAAACACATGTCAACAACGTACAATAATACAGGTACCCCAACGTATTTCGGTTCAGAACAACAGTTTCTTGTATCGCTTACAATTCTGGCAAAACCTCTCGGCGTCACTCTTGCAAGCATTTTGGCCGGAAACACCCCTGTCACTTTCGACAAGTTCAGCGGCGGCGATGTTCAGAGCACAATCAACAAGCACCGTCCTGGTGGCATGGGTCCAGAGATTTCGTTCTTGGCGTTGCCTACTTACTCGGACGTTACCATCACTAAGGCGTGGAACACGTCAATTGACAACCTTATTTGGTCTGACCTAACGCAACTGATTGGTAACTCTATTGTTGCTGTTACCGTTCAGCCTTTGGACGACGGTGGTAACGCATGGGGTTCTGGTACGGTTTACACCGGACGTCTCAACAAGGCCATGCCTGGTGGCACCGACTCAAACAGCAACAGCGTTCGTATGCTTGAGGTTGGTCTTTCGGTTGAAACCGTTGCTCTTACTTCTGCTTCGGCCACCACGGCCACAAGCCAGCCTAGCACTTCAATGGGTACATCGCTTTGGGGCACAACAGCCGTTATCTAATCTGATAACATACTAACAAAATAAAACCTGGAGGAAACATGGTTGATTTTAAAATCGAGGGGCAGGACGAAATTCTAGTGACAGGCGGGGAAGTTGCCGACCAATTGGTTGAGACAACTCCCCTCTTGTCATTGAAGAAGCGTCGCGAACAAATTGTCAATGACTTGTACATTGACATTAAGGTTCCCCGCTGGGACAATCCCGAACTTTACTTGCGCTTCAAGCCGGTCTCTGCTACAAAGTTGGGGCACACCATTGAGAAGTATCAAGCAAAGGCTAAAGCCGACAAGAACACAGACTGGTCATTTTTGGCTAACGCTGAGATGCTTCTTGACGCTTGTATTGGCGTATACGCCGTGATGAATGGCGACAAGGACAATAAATTGTCCTTGCGTCCCAACGAGCCACACAGCCCCTGGACCCGCTTTGACGAGGTTATGGCTGACGCTCTTGGCATCGAGGCCGCACGCGCAACTGATGTTGTAGTTGCTACCTTTTTTGCAGAGGGCGACTTGATTGAAACAGCCAATCGTCTGTTCCGTTGGAGCAACATTGCCAACAACGAGGCTGACGAAACTTTCTAAAAGCCCTGAGCGAAGACCCCTACGTTGAAGCCGCGGGGTATGCCGTTTACCTAGGCATGGAGTCAACAACTCTACTGAGCCAGGGCCCTGAAGATTATTTGATTAGCATGGCGGTAATCCAAAGTGCAATCAAATTAAAGAATTCAGAAAAAATCGAAGAAATCAAAGTTCTTGCTGAACTTATTGGCTACGAAGTTGCAAAAACAATAGCCAAGATTTTCTAACTACTAACCCCGCTTACTAACCAATTCGAGCGGCAGGATGGCCGCTACCTCTTCGGGGGTAGCGGTTTTCTTGTTTATAAGGTCAACTATGAATGAACAACTTAGTTTTAATCTAGACGTACAGACGGGTGATGCCGTCAAGAACGTTGACGCCCTTCAGGTGTCGATAGATGACCTTACAAAGGTAATGGGCGATAACGTCAAGACAGGCGGCAAACTTGTCAAGACGATGGCGGACAACTCAAAGCAGACCAGTGTTCTAACTAAAGAACTGACTGACCTTATCAGGGTTATGAATGAGTCTGCTAAGGCCACCGAAGACAACACGGCTGCCACAATGCTTGGTGCCGAGGAGACCGAAAAAGCCACCGGCGCAATGAAGGCAGAAATTGCTGAGTTGCGTTTGCTTGTTACTTCTTTGAAGGAGGCCGCTTCTGCAACTCGAGAAGCCGCTGTCGCTGATGAAGAAATGGCAACGGCCAGCAAAGCCGCTACCGGTGAAAAAGCAAAAACAACGAGCATTCTTTCCAAGATTAGCAGCCTAGGAACTCCCGAATTTCTCAAGGCGGCAACTTGGAGCACATTGGCTGTGGGCGGCGTTGCTTACGAAGCAATTAAAAATTACACTCAGTTTAATGCTGCGTTAACGCAATCCATTACACAAGCCGGGCGAGCGCCAGGAAGCCTCCCCTTCTTAACCAATGAAGCCGTCAACATTGCCAAAAACACTGGTATACACCTTACTGACGTAGCCAACATTCTTTACCGTGTTTCCTCCGCCACGGCGAGTTGGAACGGTGGGCTGGGCGCCACTAATAAGCAATTGGGGCAAATGGCTTCACAGGTTGCAAACCTGAACGTTCTTGGCGGCGTGGCCGGCGGCGCCCCTTCAGAACAATCTGCTCGAGTTATTGGCGCTATTATGAACGCCAACCTTCAGGGGATTGGTACCGACCCAAAAAAGGCTGCTGCCTGGGTTAACGCTGCTGTTGGTGGTGGTGACATTAAGCAGTCGGAATTTATTTCCGCTATGGGCCGAGGGTTGCTTGCCTCGTTGTCTGCTCACAATATTTCAGCATCAAGTGGTGCTTCATTTGTAGACCTTTTGACCACGTTGGGTACCCCTGGTTCTACTGCTGGTCAGTATGCTAAAACCGCCCTTACGCTTATGACCGCGCCCAGTGCGCAGGGTTCTGCCGCTATGTCAATGATTGGCGTTAGCACCGGCCAGTTAGGTGCGTTGCTTTCGGGCAAGGGCGGAATTACCGCTGCCGCCGAATACTTGCACCAGGCTTTGCAACGCTTCAACCCATCTGCGTTCAAGGAAACAACTACCACAAAAGACGCGCAGGGAAAAAGCGTTGTTCTAACCGGTGCGGCTGCCGCTCGAGCCCAAATTGAAAAATGGGCAACCGGAACAATTCCGCAAAAAGTTTTGGACGAATGGACCGCTGGAAAACTTGGTTCAATGTCTGCCGCTGCTTTGGGCACCACAACCTCTGGTGCCAATGGAACAGCCGTTAGCGGTGCTCAATGGTTGAATACCCTTCAAAACCTTATCGTTACAAAAGCGTACGGTGGTTCGCGCAGTTCAGCAACCATTGACGCCCTTATTATGCACCCAGGTGAAATTGCGGGTATTCAAGCGTACATTGACCGAAATTCAACGGAAAAGAAATTAAATCAAGACCTTGCTATTGCCAATGCCACTCCACAAGCCCAGTTCCGTCGCATGGAACAAACTTTTATGGGTCAAATGGTCAAGTTGGGTCAAGAAATTACGCCTACCGCTATTAAATTAAGCAAGGTTTTATTGGGCGTTGTAGACGGACTTCTTAAAATGAAGTTTGTTCTTGTACCATTGGTTACCGCAATTGGCATTATGGGTGCCTCTGCTTTAGTTATTAAGGGTGCTGGCGTTCTTCAAGGCGGTATGCGTGTTTTTGGTGCCGGTGCCGGTGCCCTCAGCCGACTCTATGGCCGCATTGCTGGCCCCGCTGAAGAAGGCATTGCTCGAACCGGTCCTGCAAAGTTTTTTGAATCGCTTAGTCGCGGTACTGGTATGTTTGCTTCATTGCAAACGCCTGCCGACAAAATGAATATGGCTGCCGACAAAATGCTCGAGGCCGCTGGAATTAGCAAAAGTGTTGGCGGCGGCGGTGGCGGAAACCTCTTTAAGAAGTTGTTCAAACGAGGGGAAACCACCGCTCTTTCTGATGCTGAAAAAGCGGTTGTGGGCAAGGGCGAATCTGCACTTGCTGGCGATGCCGCTGGTTTTGTAGCAAAGGAAGCCCTGCCTGTTGCGGAAAAAGTTGGTGGCGGACTTCTTTCTCGATTTGCTGGTGCTGGTCTTGGCGACCTTGTTGGCGGCGTGGTTGGCGGCCCAGTGGGCGCAGTTGTCATGGCAACTGTTGGGCCTATGCTCATGCCATACATTGCCAAGGGTATTGGTTCTGCGGTTGGAGGCATTGGCCATCTTTTTGGTTCTTTGTTTAGCAGCAGCACCCCAAAAACCCCAGCGCCAAAGCCAATCTCTGTTGCGGGTGTTATGACCGGGCGGGCCGATTTGAGGTCTGAAATCCTTGTTGCACAAGCGCAAAATCAAGGTATTGCTGCAAAGATTGCAGCGGGCACCGCCACGTCGGCAGACTACGCTTCGTTCTATACCAATACAGGCAACATCAGAAACTGGCAACAACAAGACAAGTTGTTTGGCAACATGAGTGATGCGGCAAGTGCAAAAAAAGCACAATTGGCGAACCTTGCAACTTACAAAAGTTTGACAACGGAACAAGGCGCTTTAGGAAAATTTGTTGCAGCAATTAAAGGCGACCCAAATTTGCAGTATGGTAACAACGAAACAATGAAGCAATTTCTTGCGCAAAATCCAGATGCAATGGCAGGGTTGCCAAAAAATGCTCAAGCCGCGTTTGCAAAAATTATGAACAATTCAAGTTTGACCGGTGCGCAAAAAACCGCTCAAATTGCTGCGCTAACGCAATCAACTCAATCGGCAATAAGCAATCAAATTTCAAAAATGCCAATGTCTCAAGCATTGAAAACTGTCAAGAGCATAACTGCTTCGCAATTGTCCGTAGATGGTCCGACTGCTTCGCTAACAAGAGAAGCATCTAAGAAAAACCTTACGGTTGCTCAAGCAACTTCTGACTATGCAAAACTTACACGCATGTCAATTCAATCGGCGCTTGATTCAAGAATGGACACAAAAGCGGCGGCGGCGCAAGCAAGTCTTGGAAACACACAAGCAGCGGCGGCCCTAAAAGTTGCTGCTGCAAAACTCAAGGCGCAGGCTGAAACATCTGCTGCTCTTGCCGAAAATGTTGCTTCAAAAAATAACTTGAATCAACAAAACATGACCGCTCTCGGTGCCGCTGTTGAAACATCGTTTACTAAAGCCATTACTGCGGCTGGCCTTACTCAGTCTGGCATGGCCACAGCATTCAGCACGGCTCTTGGGCACGGTGGTCTTTCGGGCGCAGTTTCAAGAATCATCAAACAGGGGATGACAGGAAAACCGTAATATGGCAACTAAAAAAAATAACCATCACCCAAAACATCATCTAACAATTCCGGCTGCATTAACCAGCACCAAAACACAAGTAAAACTTACGCCTCAAGGCGCGGCGGCACCTCAGTATTTTGCTGTTATTGGAAACTTGATTGGTGATTCGCAACTTAGTCAGGTTTCGGGCTCGGGTGGTTGGCAAATTGTTGACCGTCCAAAAAACGTTGCGGCAACGCAATGGTACGACCGGTCGCCATTTCAGATTCAGATGACACTGTTGTTTGACAATAGCAACTTGCCCCATGGAAAAACTGCTTCGGACATGTATCAACAACTTATTAGTTGGGTTGACCCCATCCCAAACACGTATCAACCTCCAGTGTTTACAATTTCTGGTCCGGTTCCAGGCACGTCAACTTCAACCAAACGACGTTTCTGGTACTTGTATTCTTTTCAATTAGAAGCCGCTATTCGAGATGGGCAAACTGGAGACATTGTACAACAGGGCGTGCAAATTACTTGTTATGAATTTAATAGCCCAATTCCAGGCGTTGCCAGTTTTGCCGAAATAGCAAGTCAAAAAACAAAAATTGCCAGCAAACCTTATTTGGTTGGACAAAATCAAACAATTCAAACAATCGCTCGAGGACCCAAGGGTTACAAAAGTTCTCAAAAATACAACACTCTTAGCAGTTGGGTTGCAGCAACCAACACGTTAAACAACTTGCGAGACCCCAAAGATGCTACAGTTTTAAAACCAGGGACAACTATTAAGATACCGGTATAATGTCTACAAGACCAACAGGAAAAAAAACTGGCGCTAAAAGCGCAACGGCTGGCGTTACAAACAACGTCGCGGCTAACCCTGCAATGGTCCCGGTTAGCAAAAGTTCTATTCTAAAACTTCAAACGCTTCCAACTGGCATTGGCTTTGGCCCAAATGACCTTGCAGATTTTGTTACCCTTGACCCTGAAACTGGCAAAATTTATCAACGTTTAGGGTATCACTACGAAGACGCTGTAACCGACGTCATTCTCCAGCAAAACATGCTGGGCACTTCAACTATCACTATCCAGTTGACTGACCCCACCCGTCAAATTCTTCGAGGCACCGGCCTTGGGAGTAATCAAGGTACTGGTGGGTATCTTTCGTTTGCGGAAATAGCAACTGCCACAAATAACAGCGGAGGAACCTCTGGCGGCGGCGGTCAAGGAATTAAACAAGGTTTGACAATCATTGTTGCGGGGCAGGGCAATAGCCGCACAATCCCTTACATTGACTCAAGCCCTCTTGCCGCTGCATCAAACTACATCATTGACCCCAAAACAAAAAAGATTATTCAAAGCGCCAACAAATTGGTGTATACCCTTGTTCAATTTGTAAAAGCATCAGACCAAGTTCAATTGATTTTTGAATCAGAAGCGGTATTCCGTTTGTCTCAACAACGAGGAAATGGTAGCGTTACCAGTATAACTAGTGCCGGCGTAACCCCGTTTGTGAAAAGCCTTGTTGAAGCATTGAACCCAGCCCCCGCAAATAGTTATTACTCTGACATAACTCTTGTTGCCCCCGATTATAAACAAATTTGGAATTCTCTTACGGGTAATCATGGAGTTCCAATTATTCCGGTTGCCCTTGGCCGAGGCACAACCACAGACCCTTATGAAGATACTTGGACTGCCATTAGCCGCATCGCATCAAGTATTGGTTGGCGCATTTGGGAAAACGCTAACACCGTTTACTTTGGGCCCGACGAATTTTGGCTTGGTATTCTTCCTGGTCAAAATAATACTCCGCCAATCAACGCAATTAAAGGAACAACGGGGAGCAACATGCAAGTTATCTCTGAGTTCAATGATAAGATTCAGTTGATTGACTTTGACTGGGACGTAGGTAAGCCATTGGGACAAGCAACGGTAACGTGCATGTTAGATGACTGGCAATTCGACATTGGCGAAATTATTGAAATAACCGGTTGCGGCATTGCAGACGGCCAATGGATGATTTCTTCCATGCAACGTGACGCTTTTCGTCCGCAAGCAACCGTGGTTCTTCAAGTGCCCATGCCATACGGTCAAGTATACGACCCAAGTTCGCAGCCCCTTGCTCCGTTCCCCATTGGAACTTCGTACAGTGCCGCAGCCTGGGCCGCTATTGCATCCGCCAACGCTGCAACCCCGACAACATAATAATGAGAAGCCAAGACGCACTTACACTTTTACAGCACCAGTTAAAATGGCAAGGAAACATATTTGCCTCTGGTCGCCAATTTGAAGGCACGTATTACGGTGTTGTAGTTCAAACCGACGTCAGCACTGGCGACGGCGCAATTACTGCTGGCAATATGACAATCACAATCCCCAACTTGAGTGGCACTCAGGTTTGGGGTCCTTTGCCATACCCAGGTTCTGTTGCACCTCCCATTGGTACCCCTTGTTCGTTAACATTCAACATCAACAATACGCCAATCGTGCACAGTTTTATTGGTTTTGGCGGTGGGGGAAGCGGCACTCAAGGTCCACAAGGCCCACAGGGCCCACAGGGTGTTGGCGGCACAAACGCGTACTGGTCAGGATTTTATGACACAACAAGCCAAACGGGCTCTACAAGTTCTGTAAACCTTGTTGCCATTCATAACACCGCGTTTGGCAACGGTATGACGCTTCTTAATCCTGGCTCAACAACGTTTGGCACAAATGCAGCCACTGCGGGCTCTGCCGTGCAGATTAACAACGCTGGAAACTACACCCTAACATACCAAGTGATGTTTGCCAATAGCGGCACGCAAATTGCTAACGCCGACTTGTGGATTCGACTTAACGGCGTTGACGTACCAACAACAAATATTTATACAACGATTACAGGTTCACATTCTGGCACTAACGGCACCGCTCTTGCAACGGCAACGTTCAGCATTCCGGCAAACGCTGGCGATTACTACCAACTTTGCTGGGCCCCATCGTCAAGCAATGTTAGTATTTACGCAGTCCCAGCGCAAACCGGTCCGACTGTTCCTGCCGGCGACTCTGTATTGTTTGCCATTCAACAAATTGCTTTCTCTGGCCCGCAGGGTGTAACTGGCGCAACTGGCGCAACTGGCGCTACCGGCGCAACTGGTCCGCAAGGTTCGACAGGAGCGGCTGCAACGGTCAATGCTGGCACAACCACAACTGTTCCATATGGTACGCCGGCTTCAGTAACCAACTCTGGCTCACAAAGTGCCGCAGTATTCAACTTTTCCGTCCCCCAAGGTCCACAGGGTACTGCTGGAACTTCTGGCACCGCGGCAACTGTTTCAGTTGGAACAACCACTACGGGTGCGCAAGGTACGCAAGCAAGCGTAACCAACTCAGGCTCCTCCTCCGCAGCGGTTCTTAACTTTACGGTTCCGCAAGGATATCAAGGTGTTGGGTACACGCCAGTTGTAAACAATCAAGGCATTGCCTATGGGGCAAGTCTTGTCGGAACAACGTTAACAATCTCCACTCCATTCAACAGTGGAAATCCTTACGGCTTTGGTGCTCTTCAGGTTGGTCAGCGAGTTCGCATTTGTGCTCAATCTGCGCCTACAACAAACTATGCAGAAGGCATTTTGACAACTGTAGATGGAACGTTTCCGTCAAGCGCCTACGTTATTTTTACGGTTGACTATTCAATTGGTGACGGTGTAACTCGTAGCCCAAATACTCTTTTTCTTACGGGTGCAGTTGGCTCACAAGGCTACCAGGGCTACCAAGGAGCACAAGGATACCAAGGTATTCAAGGCGTTGTTACCACTAACACTGGCGTACCCCCATCAGACACAACACTTCTTTGGCTTGACCAAACTGCTGCTGGAAACGGTACGCAGGGGCCGCAAGGCTACCAGGGTGGGTATTTGCCTCAGGTCGGTACATCATCCGTCCCTAGCAGCGGTTTGCTTACCGTAACAGTTGGTTCCAATACTTCCGTTAAAATTACCAATACGTCTAACCTTACGGTAGCAATTACCATTTCATCAACGGGCGCCATAGACGGACAATCTCTTGTTGTTAGGTTCTACGATTTTTCTGCTTCTCCAGCAACCTTGTCTTGGTCAAACACGGAATCAAGCGCAGTTGCCCCGCCGGGTTTTTCTAACGGTTCGACTGTTTCTCCAATTACTGTTGGATTTATTTACAACGGGGCAACATCTAAATGGCGTTGTGTAGGCTACGTATAACATGGCTTTTGCTTTTACCACTACACATGGCATTGTTTCTACCAACGGTCCTTACACCGTAATTACCTTTAAACAATCCGACACCCTTGTTTGCTCAGGCACATTATCGGGAGCAACCGTCCTCATTGTTGGCGGCGGCAGTTCTGGTGGGGGTGATTTTTCTAAAGGTTCTTATAACGGTCGTGGTGGGGGCGGTGGCGCAGGCGGCGTTGTTGCCCTTAGCGGCGTTACCCTTACTGGAAGTATGCCGGTTGTTGTTGGGCTTGGTGGCGCTGGCGTTGGCGCAAACAACAATGGCGGTAGTTCTTCTTTTGCAGGAGTAACTGCCGGAGGCGGCGGTTATGGTGGTTCAGGAAACGGAGTTGCCCAAAACGGAATCAGCGGAAGTAGCAGCACTGCTGGTGGCGGTAGCGGCGGTGGCGGTTATGGTTTCTATCCTTTTCCTAATGGAACTGGCGCCCCCGGCGGCCATGACGGTGGATTAAATACCGTAGTTGGTGGTGGCGCAGGTGGCGGTGGTGCGGGAAATGTTGGTTCCAATAACGCTGGGACCACCAACGGTGGAGCCGGTGGAAACGGCGTAACATCTAACATCACTGGCAGTACCGTTTACTACGGTGGCGGTGGCGGTGGCGGAGACGGTGGCGGAACTGGTGGAGCAGGTGGTTTGGGTGGAGGGGCAGTTGGCGGTTCTGGCTTAAACGCAACACCTAATACGGGTGGCGGTGGCGGAGGCGACAGCGTTTTTAATACTAATATAGGCAACGGTTCCGGTGGCTCTGGAATTGTTATTGTTTCGTATTTAACGTTGTCAACCACTCAAGGAATTCTTTCAAATTTGGTGTCAGCATGAACAAGATTTATCACATTCACACACCCAAAACTGGCGGTTCTTTTGTGCGCGTTAGGGTTTTGATTAATGTTTGCGAATTGATGCCAGAGGTTGCAAACCTTAACCTTCAATACGGTTTTCACGCAGCATGGCAAAACGTAGACGATGAAACTTACCTTGTTTCTTCTTGGCGCGAACCCGCCGCTCGAACGGTTAGTCAATACACTTACAAAAATAACAACCCTACGGTAGATGATTTTTTGTCTTGGTTTGAAAAAAATAAAGATGTGTTGTCTGACTATCAATCAAAAAATCTTTTGTTTGTTCCAAGCGAAAACATAACAATGTCAATGTTCATTGACAATCCAGATTTTTTGTCAATTCAAGTTGACCGTGATGAAGTTATGCGTCGCATAGCAAGAATAAATCTATTTTTGCGTGATGACCAGTTTCCTTTAAAGTCTGTAGAAATATTAGGCAATCGCATTTTGCAAGATTTTGGTTCAAGTGAAACGTTTCGCTATTGCTTTAATTACGACAATGATGACCCCATAAACACAACAGACGCTTCATCAATAATTTATGGTTCCTTGACAAGCGACCAAATAGATTATCTAAACAATTTGAGCCCGCTTGATTACGAAATTTACAACACCCCAGAATTATTTTGGGACGGAAAATGATTATCCAAATAATTGGATTGCCTGGAGCGGGCAAAACTACTCTTGCAAGTGCAGTCTCTGAGTGGATTAACGCAATACATATAAACGCTGATGCAGTGCGCAAACATGTAAGCAATGACCTTGGCTTTTCTTTAGCCGACCGCGTAGAGCAAGCACGGCGTCTTGGCGGCATGGCTCGCATGTTTCAAGAACAAGGTCATAATGTTGTGGTTGATTTTGTGTGCCCGACCAAAGAAACTTGCGAATCATTTGGTAAGCCGGATTTTTTAATTTGGGTAGACCGAGTTAAAGAATCTAAATTTCAAGACACAAACGCAATGTGGGAAATTCCAAGTCATTTTGATTTGCGTATTCCGGCTGGATTGACCGTTAAAGAAGAGTTGCAAATGACTTTAGAACTTATTGGAGAGGGGCGGTAAATGTCTCAGTTGAAATATTTTGTCCCTGCTACAGGTTCGCCGTTTACGCCAACCGCCGTGTCAGGCACAACAATTACCGTTTCAAGCACCGCCAACCTTACGACTGGTATGTACGTTGAAAACGCCACTTACGGAATCAACACAACCATCTCAAGCATTACCAACTCAACGCAATTTGTTGTTGCTTCATCAGCGGGCATTACAACATCCACGCCGCTAAACATCGGCTCTTGGGTTACCGCTGTCGTTGGACAACAGGGCTACCAAGGCTACCAAGGCAGCGCAGCAACGGTAAACGTTGGAACGACTTCTACCGTCTCCTATGCAACTGGCGCTTCGGTTACTAATTCTGGCTCACAAAGTACGGCAGTGTTTAATTTTTCTGTTCCTCAAGGCCCTCAGGGCTATCAAGGGCAGGCTGTTACCGGGCCGCAGGGGCCGCAGGGCTACCAGGGAATTGGTTATTACGGCGTAACATCAATTACCCAAAATACATTATCTACCGGTACATATTCTTTAACCTGGGCCGTTTCTAATAGTGGTGCTTTTGCAGTTGGTCAACGTGTTCGTGCCGCCCTTACATCACTACCTACTACTTGGGCGTCTGGAACAATAACAGCATTAACGGCGAACTCATCCATTACCGTACTTATAGACACAACAAACGGAACTGCAACAACCGCCGGGCCATGGACTTTTAGCACCGATGGTCTTCCAGGGCCACAAGGCGTTACGGGTTCTCAAGGCTTCCAAGGTTATGGATATATTTTTGTTCCAACAAACTCATTTGCGCCTCAATTGGGTAGTTTTAATTTTAGCAATAGCACCGTAGGTTCTTATTCAATTACCGCATATCAAACCGGAGGAAGAGTTCGCCTTGTTGCTACTTCATCTACTAGCGTTTATGTAGAAGGAATAAATACCGGCCCCACAGGTGGTTTTGGTAACAACACAAACGTAACCATTGACACAATTGGTAACAACGCTTATGGAACCGGTGTCTCTACAACAATTACTGCAACAACTCTTGTACAATCCGCCTACACTTGGCCAACAAATATTTGGGTTGGCGCTGTTGTAACGGTTGGAACCACTACCGCTACGGTTACATCCAACAACGCAACAACCTTGACGTTTACTGGCAACTGGTCGTCAACGACCCCGGCAAACGTATCCTCATATTCCATATCATTTTCTAGTTGGTCAATGAGCGTTGCTGGGAACGTAGGGCTACAGGGTCCACAAGGTACTGCTGGTTCGGGCAACATGTCCACAACTACTTACGACCCTGCGGCTATTGCTCAGCAGATTGTAGGAACCACTGCGGCACAAACTGTTACCAACAAACGAATTACCAAACGAATTCTTTCTCTTTCTGCAAACTCTGCCACGCCCACAATAAACACAGACTCTTACGATGTTGTACACATTACGGCGCAAACTGCGGCCATTACGTCGTTTACCACAAACCTCACTGGCACCCCTGTTGATGGAGACACTTTGCGAATCAGCGTTACTGGAACTACTGGCATTCCATTGACATGGGGAACAAAGTTTGAGCCTTCAACTGCTACACTTCCTACAACAACCACTAGCACAACACGCCTTGACGTTGGTTTCTTTTGGAACACCGAAACATCAAAATGGCGATGCGTGGCAGTAGCGTAAGGATAGACAATGGCCGCAACTACTTATTATGTTCGCAATACAAGCAACTACGCCAGTGCATCTGATACGGCAAATGGTGGAACCTCTCCAACCATTTTGGCAACTAGCACCACCGCCGCGGGCTCAAACAGCACTACCCTTGTTTCCCTTGCAAGCGTTTTTACCGCTTCAATGGTTGGGCAAAACGTAAACATTAACAATGGTTCTTGGTATCTTATAACTGCGTACACTTCCGCAACAACTGTAACAATTTCTTACGTTTATGGAGCCAGTTTTACTGGCACAACAGGACTTACTTTTAATGTTGGTGGACCCTTTGCCACAATTACTGCCGCTCTTCCTAACTCGGCGGTAAACCCAATATATGCAAATACGGTGAACTCTCCAACTATTACTATTTATGTAGGCGCTGGTGTTTATCGGTATTCTACCGCTGCCTTCTTCAGCGGAATAAATTTAAACGTAATTGGTGACGTTACTGGCGCCTACACAGGAGATGCTGGGGAGGTGGTAGCAACTTGGTTTACCGCCGACACTGGGGTAACTGGATATGCTGGGCAATGTGCTCTTTTTTACACAACTCAAACCACCATTTCAAACATTACTTGGATTGGCGGAACTGGCACAAGCACTACAAACGGTTTTATTTTTCAGACCTCACAACTACCCGCTACTAGTGGAACTCAAATAATTTCAAACACCTCAACAACTCTTACAATCGGTGGCGTTAGTTGGGCAACAAATCAATGGGCAGGCTACATATTTGAAGTTGGTAACGTAACCTGTCTTGTTACCTCTAACACATCAAACGTCTTGACTTTTACAGCCGGTTTCAATAACCCTGGTTCTTTGTCTTATAGCACCAGCACTACTTGGTATATGTTTGGCCAATTAGTTTTTCAAGATTGCGTTTTTAACGGAATGGCATCTTCTTCTAATATTACAATGTCTAACGGTTACGGAACGGGTTTTGTTCCATATGTTTTATATGACCGTTGCCTTTTAGTTGGAAAGGGAACAGCAAACAACGCAGTAATAACTCCGTATTTTTCTTTTGGTGGCTCTATTGTCATTCAAAATAGCCTTATTATGGGCTGGGGTGGTTCCAACCATGCTGCAATTTGGGTAAGAACAAACGGTTCTTTGCAATATGCAAACATGTGTTACATAAATAACTGCACAATTTTTGGCGCAGCGCAAGGTGTTTATTCTTCTGCCACAACAGCAGTAGGAATTGCAAACGTTTCTAATTCTTTTATTTCTGGTGCTGTTTATGGCGGTTACGGAAGCGGTACTCCTAACGCTATTACTGATGCTGGATACAACCAATGGTTTGGCGGTAGCGCTCTTAGCGGAATAACACTGGCCGGAACCTCCTATCAAACCTACACTGGCAGTCCAAGCGGTTCTTCGCCTGCCATTGATTTTGGTCAATGGTCAAAAATCTCAAATCAAATTAGGCCCTTTGCTTCCCCCAGCAATGTATCCCCGTTGTTGGGTTTTGGCAATGCCAGTATCACTTACGCGGGAACCGTTACGCCAACGCCCACCTACGACGTTTTAAACCGTCCTAGGCCCTCTGGTGGAGGCTCATCAAAGTACACCATTGGATACGCAGAGCGACACGACTTTGCCGTGCAAGACCTTACAAACTATCCATCTGGCTACACCGCCTCGGGAAAACTTGTAGGCCCTGGAGACCAAATTGTCTACATTGCAGTTGACTCCGTTGCGCATACATTTGCAGTTCAAGTGTTGCAGAGTTTTACAGGTACGTCAACTGTCAGCATTTTGGCAAACCCTGAACTTGGCGTTGCGGCTCAGACTCTTTCAAACACTACGTCCGGCTCTTGGCAAACGTTGACATTTTCATCTATTACCCCAACCAAACAGGGTTACATTGCTTTGCAAATTACGTCTAAAGACACCGCGGGCACGGGCACTCTTAACTTTGGAGCAATTGTCTAATGGCTTCCCCCAACCCAAACGCACTTAGGTACTGGCGTGAACAAGGAACCGTTCTTCCTCCGTACAACAGCGTTGCCTCAACCGGCACAAACGGCGAGCGGTATTGGAGCAATCAAGGAACTGTAATGTTTCCCGGCATTTTCTTTGTTACGGCAACTCCCGTTACTTCGTCCGCCGGATTCTTTTCTTTTATGTAAATCCTTGATTTTTTAACCTATATGGTGTATTATGTTTGTATGATGGGGCATTTACTGCCGCTCTGAGGGGAACGACATGATTAGTGTATTTACGCCAAGCCATAACTCTAAATTCTTAGATGATTGCTACGCTTCTCTAAAAGCGCAAACAATTGAGAATTGGGAATGGATTGTTCTCCTTAATGGTGGCGCTGAGTGGTCTCGTCCAGAGTGGGACGACCGTGTTCGAGTTGCGTATGCAGATGAAAAACTGCAAGGCGTAGGCGCACTGAAGCGTCATGCCGTTGAACTTTGTTCCGGCAGGATTCTTGTGGAACTTGACCACGACGACTTGCTTGCCCCCAACGCTCTAGAAGAAATTCAAAACGTTTTCAAGGACCCTTACACTGTCTTTGCTTACTCTGACTTTGCTCAAATTAACGAAGACGGCACCCCAAACCACCAGCGATTTGATGAATCATTTGGTTGGGAATACTATCAAGAGGGTGAGCATTTGGTCTGCAAGGGCCTCGAGCCTAGTCCGCACAATGTTTCTTACATTTGGTATGCCCCCAATCATGTCCGCGCTTTTTTAAAGTTTGCGTACGACACTGCGGGCGGATACGATTCTTCAAAAAAAGTTCTTGACGACCAAGATTTGATGACGCGTCTTTACTTGATTGGCGGCTTTCACCACATTGAAAAGTGTTTGTACTACCAACGTGTACACACGCTAAACACGCAAAAAGACCCAGAGACCAACAAGTTTATTCAAGAAGAAACTGTGCGTCTTCATGGGCAAACCATTCAGCCCCTTTTGTTGAAGTGGGCCGAAGATGAAGGTCTTTTGGCTCTTGACCTTGGTGGGGCGCACAATCCTGCACCCGGTTACAAAACCGTCGACCTTAATGAGCCTGCTGATTTCTTAGGCGACATTTTTAACGTGCTGGGCGACATGGAAGACAATTCTGTAGGCGTTATTCGAGCCGTTGATTTCTGCGAACACATTTCAGATAAGATTCGATTGTGGAATGAGTTTCACCGGGTTCTTGCCCACGGCGGCATGGTCCTTAGCCTTACCCCCAGCACCGATGGCCGAGGCGCCTTCCAAGACCCTACGCACGTTGCGTTTTACAACGAAAACAGTTTTTGGTATTGGACAGACGACCAGTTTCGCCGGTTTGTCCCAGAAATTACTTGCAACTTTCAAGTAAGCCAACTTTTCACTCACTTCCCAAGCGAGTGGCACCAAGCAAACAATATCCCTTATGTCTGCGCCAACCTTATTGCAATTAAGGAAGGTCCGCGCCAGGGGGGCAGACTAGGAATCTAAATGGCTGACGCTATTACAGAACTTACAGCAACATGGGTTGCAGGAAGCGGAATCCAATTAAATTGGACGGCGGCGAGCGACGTCACCAATGGCTCCATTTACCAAGTGTACGTACTAGCAAATGCCGACCAAACCATTCCTGTTTGGAACTTGTTTACCTCTCTTGCGCCAAACGTTGTGCGAGCAAGCGGAACCTCAAACCTTAGTTTGGTCGCCCCGGTCCCTTCGTATTTTTATAAGTTTCCTAACTTGACAAATATCCCCGCGTCGGTTGCCTTTAGCATTATTCACGTAGATTATTTAAACGCAAGCAGCGTTCCGCTAAATATTTCAGTTTTTTCTCCGTCTGTAAACCCTGTCTATGGTCCGCCGCATTTTCAAAACAATTTTACTCTTGACCCTTTTGGTCAATTGTCCGTCAACCCTCAAGATTCTTACGAAGAAATATCTTCTTCAGTTGCAATGGTTGTAGGGGCGCTTATTGGCGAAAGAACAATGCTTCCCGAGTTTGGCATTGAAGACCCAACCTTTACCGATATTGACACAGAATCTATTGAACAAACAATTCAACGTTGGGAGCCACGGGCCAACGCAAATGTTTCAGTAGAATATGACGACAACAATAACGCTTCTTTAAGCGTATCAATCACCAGTAATTTGGGAAGTGACTAATGGCATACATTAACGTACCAATCGTAACAGAAGCAGACGTACTTGTCCAACAGTCCCTTGCTTCTATCTCTGCCAATATTCCTGGTTGGATTCCCCGTGAGGGCAACCTCGAGGTTCTTCTTCTAGAACAGTTTGCTGCAATGTCATCAGAGGCCGCTAACGTGGCCTCTAACGTCCCTGACTCCATCTTTCAATACTTTGGTTCACTCATTGGAATTGTGCCAAATGCGGGACTTCAGAATCAACTGTATTCAACTTGGACTTTGGTTAGCAATGCTCCCGCTGGCGGTTATCAAATTGCGGCTGGAACAATTGTTGGCGTTTTTTACGCAGGTGCCTCTTACCAGTTTCAAACGGTAAACCCTCTTACAATCTCCGCAGGAACAAATAGCACGGCAGGCGTTTTGCTGGAAGCCGTCACTACGGGTGCGGCTTACAACATTCAATCGTTTTCTGGTTTTGGCGCAAACGTAAACTCTTCTCCTACACCCCCGTTTTACATGCAACTGCAAACGCAAGATGCAAACATTTCAAGCGTTGTTATTACGGGAACCCCCGCAAACAATTCTAACCTTGTTGCCGGAACAGACCCTGAATCAACAGACGCATTTCTTTCTCGTCTTACGGCTGAACTTCAATTGCTTGCCCCTCGGCCAATTACCCCGAGTGACTACGCTTTGTTTGCTCAAAACGTATCCGGTATTTACCGCGCACAGGCTTTTGACGGTTTTAACTCGTTGACCAATTTATTTAGTGCGGCCAATGCAAACTTTACAACTGCTTCTACTTCGGGCTCAACGCCTAGTGGTTGGGGTGTGGTCGGAAACGGTACCGTAACGGCTGGTTTGCCTACGCTTTCTACGCCCGGAACAGCACCATCTAACTATCTTCAGTTTACAAGCACAAGCACTGCTCTTGTTAGCGCCGCCACCGTGCAAACTGCCACTATTGCAAAAGCCACAAGCCTTATTGTGACGGTTGGAACAGGCCCGTCTTTTAGCACCACAATCAGTTCGGTTGCCCCGGCCCTGATTATGATTACCGATTCAACAAACGGCAATGAAATTGCGGTTGTTACCGCAGCATCGGCAACCACTGGTTCGGGCTCCGCAACACAACAAACACTTACCATTGCGTCACCAGGACTAGCCTACGCGCACACAACGTCTGCAACCGTCAAGCAACTTCAAGCGGCTTCTGCCCCTGTTGCATCAAGTCTGTACGCAAACTCTTACTGGTATCAAGCCGCTTCTGTAATTAAAGCCGCCGGCTCAGCCCCCGCAACTACGGCAACAGAAAAGCCATACATTGTTGCGGTTGCTACGTACATTGATGGTTCAGTGCAAACATTTTCTTCATTGCCAACTTTGGACGATTCTCTTTACACGTACACGTCTAACTCCAAAGTTGTTACGTGCAACATTGCGTCAACTAACGCCAACTCCACAAACGTTCTCGCTTCTGACCCCAGCGTTACCACAATTTACACAAACGCCAATCCATCGGCTCCGCGCCCATACGTAACTAGCATTCAAATGTATATTGCTTTCTCAACTACTGAAACAAGCAAGACGCACACAATACCGTATGTTTCGCTTAATGAGGTTCAGTTGGACCTTACAACGGCGCAAAGTCCAACGCTTACCACAAGCAATTACAACTTTATTCCTGATGCTACATTCCTTGACTACGAATACAGCAACGGATACGGCTCTTCTTGGACCAACCCCAACGGCACGGTTATCCTTCCGGGAACTGGCGTGCAATATCAGGGAACCGGCTCTGCACTTGGTTCATCGTTAACGGTTAGTTCGCAAGCGTTCAACCTTTCCCACCTTGTCTCTGACACAACATCTACCTCAAGGGTTTACACGCTTTTTGCAACGGTCAACGCCACATACGCGGCATCATCAACTTATAGCAATATTTCTATTCAAGTTGTAAACGTTGCAACATCCGCAGTTATCGCCACCGTTAGTCCATCGGCAGCCGCAGTGGTTACATTGCCAATTCAATTTACTCTTGCTGCTCCCGCAGACGTTCAGGTAAACATTGTTTTTGGGACTGGCCTTAATGTTCCTCTTGGCTCAAGCGTTATTGTTTCTAACGTTGCTGTTGTTTCTGGCGCTTACACGCTTACAAATCTTCCTGCGTTGAATCAATACAACTACACATGGACCCCCGGAGGGCTTTATAACCCCAACACGTACAATTACCCTCGTACTGTTTCGGTTGTTCCCACAGACGCTAACGGACTTCCTGTTGCTCCAAGCATTGCGCAAAATCTTTCGTCCTACCTTGCAACTCGACGTGAAACAAACTTTACGGTTAATTCAATCAACCCTAATTATGTGCCGATTGACGTTCAATACACAATTTACGTTTCGCCCGCATACACCACAACGGCAGTGCAGACTTCTGTAAACTCTGCTATTCGCTCTTTTCTTAGCCCCGCAACATGGGCGGGCGGCACAAACTCGCCCCCTTATTGGAACGGTGCTGCGGTCTCGGTAAACGTTATGGACCTTGCTTCAATCATCGGCCAAGTTGCCGGGGTTTCAAATGTTGTTTCTGTAGGCGCACGAACTTCGTACCCTACTGGTGGAACGTATCTCACAACAACGGTTCCTTTGGTTGGGATTGCTCCGCTGCCGATTGCCAATACGATTACCCCAACGGTTTACGCTAACCCAAGCAACACGTTTACTGGACTCTAATTATGACGGTAACCCTACCGAATAGTTACAACACTCAATCAATCTATAACACCGTACCTCAGTTTATTCAAGACCAAGATGCGGCCAATGGGTACCCGCTTTGGTATTTCATTTATGGTGCCGCTTCTCAGTTAGACCAACTAGATATTCTTACTCGCAACAACGTAGGGCAAGGTATTCACGTTGAAGCAAACATTGGCAATTACGCTACGTACAAAATTACTGACGCTCAAATTGCCTCCCCAATTGCTCCAAGCGACACAACAATTAACATTTTTGGCACAGACGCAACATGGAATGTTTTTACTACAGTTCCGGCAACTTCTTTTCAAGTTCAACTAGTCAACTCTTTGTTGGGAACAGTTGAAACTATTTTGATTCCTGCCGGAACCTATGACTGGCTTGCCCCTGTTATAACAATTTCCGGTGTAACTCGTAACTACCCCACGGGTGGAAACGGATTGAGTTGGCCTGCTAGCACTGGTGCAGATGGAAGTGTTTATCTGAAAGACTGGGCCGGCGCAAGCGGTTGGTCGCAACTAATAGATATTCAACGTTGCCCTAACTATGCGTTGCCTTGGCTTGCTCAATTTGTAGGTTCTTCAATCCCTACAAACTCAACAATGAACCGACAGCAAATGATTCAACACATTGAATCTTTGAGCGGTTTTAATCGGGCAACCTCGAGCGCCATTGTTCAGCAATTGATTCAAGTTATAAACGCTCAGTTGGTAAACACAGTTACGCCATTGTCTGAATCGCAAGTTATTGTGTTGGAAAACACGCAAACTACTTCATATACGGTTACGGCGGCTTCCGCAAATGGGACAACGGTAACGTACACGTGCGCAAACTCATTGTCTGCCGGTTCGGTTGTATCTATTGCAGGTCTTGCAACCTCAGCGTTCAACCTTACAAACGCAACAGTTGCGTCGGCAACTTCAACGCAATTCACGGTGACTAACTCGGCAACTGGAACGGCGGTTACAGGGCAAAACGGAACGGTTACTTTGAAAGAACCGTATTCTTACAATTTTTCCGCCATGACCATCTTGTTGCCGTCTGTTTATTTTTCCCAATACTCGTATCAAAGCCTAACGAACAGCGCGGGTGGGGCATCCTCAACGTATGCGTCCCTTCAGTCTTACCTTGCAAGTATTGGTAATATTTACTTTGACCTTCAGGGCAGCAGCGTAGCAAGCAATAACTCGCCATACGTTAACTTTGTTTACAGGTACCGGCCAGCCGGAATTCAAATCTTTATAGGAGGCTACTAACCATGTCAAGTGGAAAGACCACACGGGCCCAGGTGCCCTATCCGCTCTCGAGCGACACCGCTAACGTAGCCTCTGACATTCAGGCTGTTGCTAGTTTTATTGACACCAACATTCCCCTTTGGGCAACCACTACAACAGGCTCAGCCCCAACCCCATCGGTCAACAGCACGGGTGGTGAATTCTGGTGGTGCTCTCTTGCTACGTCCTCAAACTACGGACTCAACTACTACAACGGAACTTCTTGGGTAAACCTTGGTGCTGATTCTGTTTATGTAGGGACAACGGCTCCAGCGGTTGCCTTTCCTAGCCAAGTTTGGATTAATACCACTTACACAAATCCTTCAATTTCTTACTACAATGGTTCGGCTTGGGTTAGCGTTATTACTGGCACATCAACTAGCGGCCTTGTGCTTACTTCTGGCGCCTCGGGCTCAACGTATCAGTCTGTTCCCAGTTCTGCCGCCGCCACTACATCAACGCAAGGAATTGTACAACTCGCTGGAGACCTTGCCGGAACCGCATCAGCGCCTACTGTCACATCAGTTGCGCACGTTACCACGGGTACATTGCCGGCTGCAAATGGTGGCACTGGCGCCTCTGTAACCACGCCAACGGGCACGGGCGCAAATGTTCTTGCCACCTCTCCCACTTTGGTTGGGCCAAACTTGGGAACGCCCTCAAGCGCAACTCTCACTTACGCAATTGGCCTTCCCTTGACAACCGGTGTGACTGGAACGCTTCCGGTTGCTAATGGCGGCACAAACGCCACAACAGCGGCTGCGGCACTTACAAACTTAGGCGCAATGGCTGCCAACGTGACCGCCCTCCCAAGCGTTACTTCGGTAAACAACACTTTTGTTCCTTCAAGCCAAACGCTTTTGTACAGTGGAGGTCCCGCGGGGACGCCGAGCGCAATTGACTTAACCAATGCAACAAAAATTTTAAATACTAATCCTGCTGGACGTATTTACACAGCAAACTCAACGTCAAAGACAACTGTACCAAGCACCACAAATACTGCAATTGTTTTTGACACAATTTCAGGTACTGGAACCTTTCTTGAAAACGGAATAACTGTTTACTCCGTTTCGGGAACAACATATGGTCTTACTGTTCCTTCCGCCGGTTGGTATCAAGTAAGTGGTTCAGCATTTTACAACGCCACAAGTAGCGGTATTTTTCAACTTCAAATTTGGGTTGGCTCGGTTTCGGGAACCTCCCCATCGGGCACTCAATGGGGAACATCTCAATCCCCCGCAAACACGCTTGGAACTGCCGTTTCTTTGAGCGACACTGTTTACGCAAACGCTGGTGACGCAATTTTTATTGCAGCGCGTCAAAACAGCGGCAGCACACAAACCACGACAATTGGTAATGGACTCACTTACCTTGCCGTATCTCTTGTTAGCCAATAATAAAGGACAATAATGACTATTGTAGACCACCGCAATGCCGAAGTCGCCTGGGCGCACTGGGCAGTAAAGAATCACCAGCACTTTAATTACTCAGAAGGCAATGACCGCATGAGTGCTATTGGTGTATGGCCAATCAAGTTCCCGGTCAACGCTGACTGCTCGAGTTCCTGCACGCTTTACGCATGGTGGGCAAATGCAAATGACCCCAACGGTCTTGGGTTTGACCACGAAGGATACACGGGCACATTTCTTAGCCACGAAGAACACATGACTCTTTGGATTAAAAATGGCAAAAACATTCCAGTTGAGCAAATACAAATTGGTGACCACGTTGTTTATGGAACCGGCACGGGCTGGCATGTGGCAATAATCGTGGAAATTCACGGCAACGACATTCTTACCGTGAGCCACGGTCAACAGGGCGGACCTGGTTACTGTTGGGTAAATCCACCCACTACGGTTCCTTCACGCGGCTTCCCCTCGGATGGTCGCCAGCCACAAACTTTTCTCCGCAACATTACCGCTAACAACAAGCCAGTTCGGCTTCCCCCTGCCGCATAAAGATTATGAATTCAAGTTTTATTAACGGTTCAAACTTTTGGTTTAACTACATTGCAGCCATTGGTTTTGCCGCAGGCACAGTTTGGGCGATAGTCACATTTGTGCATCGTCGTTTTATTAAGCAAGTAAGCACTCTTGTCGGGAGGGAAGTCGAAAACGACCTTACTAAAAAAATCTCCTCAGAAGTTGAGCACATCTACAAAGAAACAACTCACAACGGCGGGAGCAGTATGAAAGACGCTGTAAGGCGTTTAGAAGAAAACACTGAAAAGGGTTTTCGCAAGATTGAAGAACAACAAGACGATTTGCGTCGATACATTGTAAAACTCGACAAAGCCTTAGAGCGTCATTTTGGTTACCACGAAGGCTTAGGAGATGAGTAATGGCAAAGCATTGGGAATTCCATCCGAGCGTGCGCACGGGCAAAGACCGAACACTGGGGGAGCGAGCCGCCGACAGAATGCGCCTGGGAATGGGAACGTGGACATTTCTTGGGACGTTCCTGACCGGGATGGCGTTTTGGATTATCAGCGGCGGATTTGGTTCTGACCCTGCTCCGTTTTTTCGGTTAAACCTTGCGCTTTCAATGCTTGCAGGACTTCAAGGTTCCGTTCTTTTGATTGCCGCAAAACGCAGTGACAAAATCTCTGCGGAGTTGCAAGAGTTTCACCTCAAAACAACACTAGACCACGCTGAAATGCTTAGTGAAATTAAGCAACTTGTTGCTGGCGCCCCATCTACATCGGAGATTGCTTAATGCACGTTTGGTTAGCCGTTGCTTTTTATTCAGTTATTGGCTGCGCTTGCATGGTAGTACGTGACGTACTTGCCACCATTTTGACCAAAGCAATCAACACGCCGGGCAAACACAAACTTGCTGGTGATATGGATGGTCTTAGTGACATTGTAAACATTATTCTTGCTTCTTTTTCTGGCGTACAACTAATTCATCTTGGTTGGCCCGGATGGTTGGGTATTTTGCCAATCGGCATTGTCGGAAAATTCACTACCGAACGTGCAGCCAAATGGTCGCATGAAAACGTCACGGAAGGATAGCAATGGCCACACGTGTTGCAGGATTTAGAGGCAAGGGCCCAGCGGCAAAACTCGCTATGGGAACTTTGTCAAATTACGTCAAAAGCACAATTGCCCCTGCTCCTCGTTCTTTTGATTATTCCTCTAGGGTTGCAAATTATCCAATGGCGCTCAATGATACGTATGGAGACTGCACCTTGGCTGGTGTTATTCACATGCTTCAATTAGCATACGCCGAAATTGGAGAAACTTTTGAATACCCCGGAGACGAGGCGGTCAAAGATGAGTATTTTAAATTGACCGGTGGTGCTGACGGCGGACTTGTCGAACATGATGTGCTACAAACTTGGATGAGAGATGGATTGTTCAACACAAAAATATCTGCGTACGCTCCCGTCAACATCAAAAATCAAAATGAAATGGCTGCCGCTATCTATTTGTTTGGGTCTGTCTACTTGGGCGTTGAAATGCCTCCTAGCGCCGAAAACCAATTTGAGTCTCACCAACCCTGGGATGTTTCCCAACCGCCGGAAGAGCCAACTGGAGGCCACTGCGTTGTGGCTACGGGTTGCAACGAAGCGGGTATTGAAATTATTACTTGGGGCTCTACGGAGTCAATGACGTGGCAATGGTGGGAAACCTACGGCTCTGAAGCCTGGGTGGTTATCCCCGAAGCATTTACGGAATTGGACCACGGCCCCGTATGGAACGTAAACATTTTGACGCTACAAGAGGACCTGAAAAATCTTGACAACTAATTATAAACCTCAGCCGGGTGATGCAGTATTTGCACACACGCACAACAAATACGGTGCCATGATTCGATTTGGCCAGGCTATCCGTTGGTGGAAGTATCGTTCGTGGAACCACATGGCCATTGTTGATTTTGTGGATGCCGATGGAACCATTTGGTGCATTCAAATGGCCCGTCGATGCGAGCGCGTAAAGATTCAAGACGTTGCCCCCGGTGGTCACGTCAAAATAATTTCTTGCCCTGACACGGTGAATCGCGACGAGGCAACCGCTTACGCTCGCAGGCAATTGGGCACTAAATACGGTGTGCTCACCATTATTAGCATTGCCGTCAACATTGTTTTGCCCGCATTTTTTCGTTTTGACATTCGTACCGCAGACACCCTTATCTGCTCCGCACTTGTAGCACGGTCTTGGGAGCACGGCTCCTGGGATTGCCCAACCGACCCATTCGACATTACCCCTGCTGAGTTCGACGGCGTTCTCGGTGGTGGTGGCGTACAAATTTATTAAGGAATAATTATGACAACTTCCAACGCTCTTTTTAGCAACACCCCAAATCATGTTGTTGTTCCATACCCTGTATTTGTTGACACCACTACAGGTTCTATTCAACACTTTAATGGAACAACCAATACTCAAGTAGGTGGATTTGCGCCTGCATTTACTAGCAGTGTTCCATTCACGTCTGGCACGGCGGTGCAAAACACCGCTGCTTGTTTTGCCACGTACTACATCTTTATTGGCGGTGCCACAAGCGGTACAGTTCAAGTTGCTTTTGGTCCAACTAGTGCTTGTGCAAACGTAGTTATTCCTTCGTCTGCGGGCAACGCGGCAAACAACCACGCCATTACGGTG